TGAGTGCCGCTGTGACCGGCGCCGGTGGAACGGTTACCGACTCGGCCTTCGCGTTCCGTGCAGTAAGCGAGGCAGTGAAAGCCACTGGTGGCAACGCCGAGCAGGCCGATGGCGCCCTCCTCGCACTAACGCAGGTCTTCTCCAAGGGCAAGGTCAGCGCCGAAGAACTTAACCAAATCGCTGAGCGTCTACCCGGCACATTTGTCCTATTCGCCAAGGCGGCCGGCATGACCGGCCCTCAACTACAGAAGGCGCTCCAGGAGGGCCAAGTAGGTCTGAACGACCTAATGAAGTTCCTGCAGCTAATCAGCACTGAGTACGGACAAACGGCACTCAAGATCGCCAAGTCCAGCCAAGAAGCCGGCGCTCGTTTGACAGTTGCAATGCAAAACATGCAACTAGAGGTAGGACGCGCTCTGCAACCTCTGGGTGCCGATCTGCAAAACGCATTTGCCGTATTTATAACCGACATTACACCTGCCGTAGTCGCTGCTGCACAAGGGTTTGTGGGCGTGGCTAAGGCAATCGGTGCTGCCGGTGATGCGTTCATGGATTTCACAGCACCTGTACGGGATTTCTTCGCCACGGGAATGCCTGCATACCTACAGGTTGCTAAAGCGTTTTGGGATAGTATCGCCAACGATGTCTCTGCGTTCTGGACTCGTATTGGCAGTTTCTTCACAGGATTGCAAACAATAAGCTCTACAGCGTTAAAGGCTATCGGCATAGACGTGGGAGGGCTAGGAGATACCATGCAGATAGTGGCCACTAATGTAGGTAAGTTCTGGTCTAGCATTTTTGACTTCATCAAAGGCCGCTGGCGCGAAACCGTCAGCAACATGATCAACTACAGCAATCCTTTGCTGGCGGGCCTCAAACTGCTTGGAATTGCAGATGTAGGCCAGGCTGTAACAAAGGGTATAGCGGCGGGTGCTACCGCAATGTCACCTATATTTAAGCTTCCGCAGGCGCAACAGAGCACTGCAGAAAGCCCGTCCGTATTCCCCTCCCCTGCCACAGACGAGGAAAAGAAGAAAAAAGCAGCCAAGGACAAAGCCGACAGAGAGCGCCAAGCCGCGGCCGCCGAACAGCAGCGCCTGGCCAACACCCTGCTCGACCAGCAGCTGCGTGCAGCCGACAGGGTATTCCAGCACCAAATCGAGCTGGACCGCCAACGCTACGAGCTGCAGAAACGCCTCGACGACGCCCAGGCACAGAACCGCATCTTACGCGAAACTGGTGCAGCACGCGGCATCGTAAGCAACTTTGAGGATCTGCAGCGCAGCCTCCGCGAAATCGAGGAGCGCCGTGTCCGTGCAGCTCAAGACGTGCGCCTGGCTAAGCAGACGCAACAAAGCGCTGCAGTACGTGCCACCTTTGACGCCCAAGGTGCAGCGGCACTACGCGCCGGTGGTACGGGCATAAGTGCTACTGCCATCGCAAAAGCAACTGCTGAGGCAGCAAAATTCACAGGTATTGCAAACCAATGCTCTGAGTCTGTTAAGAGCTTCTATAAGTCTTTAGGTATAACTTTGCCCGGTGTAACCGCATGGGCAGACACAGTACGCAATGCAGGTACAGTCATGCGGGACTGGAGTAAACTGCGTCCCGGTGATATTGTTGCTACTGGGCGTCCCGGTGATACTCCGCATGTAGGCGTATATACAGGCGGAAATAATGTATTCCACCAGTCTCGTAAGCGCGGTCTTACCGCTGGTAACTACCCCGATTTGGATTACTTCAAATCAGGGTATTTCGTGCGTCCCACACAATCTGCCGGAACCGCGCGGATGCCCACAGGCGCCGCAGCCCAGCAGAATCGTGCAATCAGAGCGAGCGGTGGTGCGGTCATCGAGGGCCTCGACGTAACGCAGGCCGAAGCTCAGCAACAACTTATCGAAGCCAACGTATCTAAGGAACGCGCTGCGCTATTTGAACAATTCACGCTCAAGGCCACAGATGCCCTTAGGCAACAAAACGCGACAATGCGCGACAGTAACGAACTGCAGACTCTGCGTAATCGCCTTACCCTGGAAGGTGTGCGCCCTGAGTTTATAGACCTAGAAGAGCGTCTACTCGGACTTCGTAAAGAGCAAAGCCAGGAACAAACAACATATAATCAGCTTGTTGCAGACAACCCCGATAGAAAAGACGAACTTCAACGCGCTCTAGCTGCGCAGAACGAACAGTACGCCGAGCGTGCGCGGCTTCTGCGAGAAAATGCAGAAGCTGCAGACGCCTTCAACACAGCGATGCGCACTCGCCAAGACGAGCGCATCGGCCTCGGCTTACGCGAAGGCGCCGAAGCTTACGTCCAGTCGATCGGCACCATGCGCGAGGCCACGGCCCAGCTCGCCCAGACCGGCATCAAGGGCGTCGAGGACGCCATCTTCAGCCTAACCACGACGGGTAAGGCGAATTTCCAAGAGTTCGCCAAGAGTGTGCTGGAAAGTACATCGCGTATGATCATTCAGCAGCTAATTCTGCGCAGCGTTATGCAGATCATCGGCGCCATAGGCGGCAGCAGCGGCGGATTCAGTTTTTCTGGCGCTGGCCCGGTATCTGGTGCTTCTGTGTTTGGCAGTACCCAAGCCGGATTTAATCCACTGGCGTTCAGTGGAATCAAGCTGAATGCCCTAGGCAACGCCTACGCCGCCAACGGCATCGTCCCGTTTGCTATGGGCGGTATCGTCGATCAGCCGACTATGTTCAAATTCGCCAATGGCGGCGCCGGCCGCCTCGGGCTTATGGGTGAGGCTGGCCCGGAAGCGATCATGCCGCTCCGCCGCCTCCCTAATGGGCGCCTCGGCGTCGAGCAGGCAGGCGGAGGTGCTCCAGTTACCGTAAACGTGAGCGTCGATGCAAGCGGCACATCGGTCCAGGGCAATGCCGGTCAGGGCGAGCAGCTCGGCCGCGTAATTTCCCAAGCCGTCCAAGCGGAGCTGGTACGCCAGCAACGCCCCGGCGGCCTACTAAGCCGCTAAGCTGCACTTATGGCTACATTCACCTACATAAGTTCTTACGAGCCCACCGAGGTAAGCAAACCTCGTGCGCGTAAGTTTGCGGCAGGCGACGGTTACGAGCAGCGGATAAGATTCGGCTTAAACACTAACCCTAAGGAGTGGCAGCTCGTTTTCTCCAACCGCACTGACACAGAGCGCGATCTTATCGTCGCCTTCTTAGACGCACGCGGCGGCGTGGAAAACTTCGACTGGACCCCACCGCGAGGCTCTGCCGGTAAGTATGTGTGTGAGGAGTGGCAGGTAACGCTTAGTAATTGCAATAACAACCAAATTAGGGCTACATTCCGTCAAGTGTTTGAGGTGTAAGCGCTGTGGCTGTACCTATTGCTGCATTACAGGCTGCTGCACCCAGCGCAGTAATCGAGCTGTTCATCTTAGAACTAAACGTCAAACAACACGGAATAGCTAGCACTTACCGCTTCCACGCCGGCACGAGCCTCAACGCCAACGGTGAGGTCGTCTGGGCCGGCAACAGCTACACTCGCTTCCCCGTAGAAGCTGAGGGGTTTGAGTACACAGGAAACGGACAATTACCGCGCCCTAAGCTGCGCGTAAGCAACATACTTGGCACAATATCCGCACTGCTACTTAGCCTACCGGACGGCTTAGAGGGTGCCAAAGTGACGCGCATCCGCACCCTAGCTCGCTACATCGACGCCGTAAACTTCCCAGGCGGTACTAACCCTTACGGAACACCAGACAGTACCGCAGAGTTCCCCCGCGAAATCTATTACATAGACCGCAAAACCGTAGAAACCCGTGATTTCGTTGAGTTCGAGCTTGTAGCGGCCTTCGACCTCGCCGGTGTACGTGCGCCCAAAAGGCAATGTATAAGCAACATCTGCCAGTGGAAATACCTATCGACAGAGTGCGGCTACAACCCAGTCGGCCCTCAAGCTAGGCCATTGCGTGAGCACTATGCCGACTTCGGTTACAGCGAAGGTCGCTCGATAAATAGCACTGGCCAATTTAACGCCACCTATTATCGCACCACCTATCCCGATGTCGCTGCCGCTTACACCAACGCAACCGCTAATCAACACTTCCGCAACTACGGCATATGGGAAGGCCGCAACGGTAATTCCGGCGGTCAATTCAACGCCACATACTACCTAGCCACCTATCCAGACCTAAACAGCCTAGTCTATTTTAACGCTAAAGATGTAGGTGTAAACTCCCAAGCACTGGACGAGTGCGGTAAGCGCTTGAGCAGCTGTAAATTACGCTTCGGTATCCGAGGCCAGCTTCCGTTCGGCTCCTACCCAGGCATCGGTACATTCTTCACTTAAGACCTATGCAATGGAAAATCGAGGCACTGCAGCACGCGAAGGCGCAAGACCCCAAGGAGGCGTGCGGCCTGCTCGTCGTAATCAAAGGGCGTGAAATTTACTGGCCTTGCAAGAACTTGGCAACAGATCCAGACGAGTTCTTCGCCCTCGACCCCTCCGACTATGCCGCTGCTGAGGACACAGGCGAAATCACCGCCATCGTCCACAGCCATCCAACCACCCCTCCCTTCCCCTCCCAAGCAGATCGCTTAGCCTGCGAAAAAACGAACCTCCCCTGGTATATCGTCAACCCCAAAACCGAGACATGGGGCGAATGTAACCCCGAGGGCTACACCGCCCCACTCGTCGGCCGCCAGTGGGTCTGGGGCATAACCGACTGCTGGACCCTTGTACGCGATTACTACGCCGAGCAAGGCATCCACTTACGCGACTGGCAGCGACCCCTGCACGCAGAAGCTTTCCGCTTAGACCCGATGTTCGATGCCTGCTGGCGCGACACAGGCTTCCGCGAACTGAACGACGACGAGGAACTACAACCTAACGACGCCCTACTTATGGCGATCAACAGCACCGGCCTCAACCACGTCGGCGTCTACCTCGGCGACCAGCTTGTGCTCCACCACCTCCAAGGCCGCCTTAGCAGCCGTGACCTCTACGGCGGATGGCTACTAAAATGCACGGGAAGGAGGCTTCGCCATGCTGCGTAAGATCAAACTCTACGGACGCCTGGCGAAGTTCATCGGCAAGCGCGTGCTTGAGGCCGACGTAAGCAGTGCCGCTGAGGCCGTGCGCTTCCTACTCGCCAACTGGCCAGAGCTGGAGCGTCACATGGCGGACCAGCACTACCGCGTAAGTCTCGGCGACTACGACCTCGGTGAAGACGAGCTGCACGACCCCGCCGGTAAGCAGCCAATCAAAATCGTTCCCGTCGTGACCGGCGCAGGCGCCGTTGGTCGAATCATCGCAGGAGCAGCTCTGATTGCGCTGAGCTTTGTAATTATCCCATTGGGTATAGCAGCCGCTGGAGCAGGGATTGCAACTATGGTTGGAGGTATTGGCGCCAGCCTCGTATTAGGCGGCGTCGCACAACTCCTTACCCCAACCCCCACCCTCTCCTTAGGCACCGACTCCCCCAACGACCCGCGCAAGTCCTACAGCTTCAGCGGCATTCAGAACACAAGTCGCCAAGGTACACCCGTACCGATTGTCTACGGCGAAATGCTTGTTGGTTCAGTCGTTATTAGTGCCGGCATTGACGTAGATCAGGTAAGCGCATGACTGAGTTTATTGCTGGCAGCGGTGGTGGTGGTGGCGGTAAAGGCGGCGGCGGCGGTAGTCAGCAGCGCACTCCCACCGAGGAAGCCTCCAGCTTATTCTCTGC